CTGTGAAGGGGCTTTTTATAGAACCCTATTAGAGGGTGCTAGGGCGTGAGCTTGTTCAGAAAGAGTGGTAACATTCTTTCTGCTTTAACCCACCTTGTGGTGGGGGATTCGTCTTTGTGTGGTTAATGTATAATAGTATTGTAAGGTATTGTATCATATATTCATCTCTCTCAGGAATGCAAAAGTATCAAACACACACTATTCCGTTGAAAAAGAGTGGCACATTGTTAAGAATGGGTGATAAAATGTTTAGGCGATCCGAAACGATATATTAGAATATTAGAGTTGCATCCACCACCTGGGCCCCTAAATCCAAGGAGGACCTCTGTGTACATCTAGGGACGATTTGTATCATAAGTCCAACTGCAGAGGGGAGTATCCAGATCCCAGAACCTTTTCAGGTTCTTTAGTCCAGGTATTTACCAATGAGTGTGAGCCTCGTGAAGTTCACACCCATCAATTATTCACTCCAAAGAACACCACAAAACAACGTAGACCTCGGAAATCGAGGAATAACCGTAAACGAAAAACTGCTATTGCTGTTGACTATAAAATGATGAATTCTATTGCCAATAGAATCCAAGGAAGAGGAGACTACAAACAAGTCCTCAATAAAATCAAAGGACTCTCCAACCGTTTCAAAGTAGCATCCAGACTCGGAGCCACGGCCGGCAGGTATTTATCTCCCAGTATGGGAGTCAATGCGTCGGTAGGCTCCCAGATTGGACGTAATCTTGGAATGACTTTCTCGAAAGTCACAGGCTGGGGGGATTACGACGTAGCGGCAAACACTCTTGTAAGACCGTCTGCAGTCCCGGACTTCGGCACCCAATCTATTCGGGTAACCCATAAAGAATACTTAGGTAACGTTATTGGGAGCACCGATTTTGCCAGCACCATATATCGATTAAATCCAGGAATCTCCGATTCATTTCCCTGGCTAGCAGGTATAGCTAGGAACTATCAACAGTATCGATTTAATGGGATGCTATTTCAGTTTGTATCGACCTCAGCTTTTGCTCTTAACTCTATCAATTCAGCACTTGGCAAAGTGATTCTCGCAACTAACTACAACGCTGAGGATCCAGCATTCGACAGCACTGTAGCCATGTTGTCAACACAATTCTCCAACTACGGTCGACCAGCCGAGAGTCTCACACATGCCATTGAGTGTGCACCACAGGAAACCCCTGACAATGTATACTACATCAGAACAGACATAGAACAGAAAGGAAAAGATCTCAGGTTCACTGATCTGGGATTTGTACAATTAGCAACTGAAGGAATGCAATCCGACTCAGAAGTTGGAGGTTTATGGGTCACCTATGACGTCACTTTTCTCAAACCCATAATTAATCAAAACATCACTTTAGATGTTGGAATAGACCAATTTATTGTAGAATGCAACACCGATGATTTGTATGCAGGAAACATTTCAATTAGAAACAATAAATTGGCAGGAGGACTCGTCGTGGATGGCAAGCAGGCTATCTACACCTTCAATGCTGGCATTTCATCAGGGACTTATGTCCTAATCGAAGAGTATGACGTCTTCAACACTGAAGCTAAAGTCTTGTACGCAGGAGGACCCAATTGGACACCCACCAATTGTGAAATTGTCCTAGACGACGATCTAAACGGCCCGTTTAACACTCAATATCAAGATCCAACTGGACCTGATGGTGGACGGTGTGTTGACACTTTTTCGCTTGTCAATGCATCTGCTGCAATTGCCGTTCGATCCGTATTCTTCAGAATTACAGGACCACGACCGTCCTTCAAAAGTGCCGGGCTCAGTCTAGCAGGCCCCAGGGCGTGGGTGAGGTATTCTATCCTACCCATCTCTTACGACAAAACACCAGATGGCGCTGGTCCCCCCCTACCCCCCTAATGTACATTAGTAGATAGGAATAGAATATATATCTTATTGAATCCACAACCATCAATAAATTCCATACCAATGAATTGAACAACATAAAACTTCTTATGGCATGCACCCCTATGAGGGATAATCTTTCGAGATAATTGCACCCTAAGAAAAGAAGTGTAGTGTTGGTAAAGTTCATAGTTAGGCAGGTCTGGCTTTAACCCTTTCCCGTGGGTTAAGGCTGGAACCTTGATGGGAGTGGTTTTGGTTCGTTATGTTATGCAACCAAGTCTTTGACTTGATGACATACCGAAGCTAGTGACAGTATTGAATGCAGGAGTAACGACCCTGGTTATCATCAGAATTCTGAAACTAGTTAGGGCTAGGTGATATTAAATCTTCCCCGCGTGTGATAGCCGAGTGTGGAGGTCTCTGGGCTTTGCCAATTAAAAAGGAGACCGTTGAAGCCATAAGGAAAGCTGCGGAGGGGAAATCTAACAAAACCAATATGAATCGAGGGACCATCAACGATGCGAATGATACATGTATAGTTTTTAGATATAGTGTAACTTACACTATGGAGATATTAATAACCGTCACAGATTTATTTGATACACAAGAGAGCAGTGACGACGAGGAAGGAGAATCCATTACCACATGGGAGTGGGAAGATGGAACATTTAGAGAGGACAAACCACCATCCGACTCACATGTCGATGAGGAGTTTGACTCCACATTGGGGTACCCAGGAGAGGGTCCTCCTGAAGCTTTCATCGCCAGAGTTAAAGAAGTCTTTCCAGAGGAGTGCGATGACGTCAAAACCTGTCCTCATCAGCGCTGTACCATAACAGGTCATATGCATAGAAACGTCGCATATAAAGGAAAGGAGAAGCGACAAGCTGAAGAGCGGAAAAACAGGAAAAAGGGAAAGAATAGCAAAGGGTGGAAACTGTGTGAGATGAGAGTGATTGCCAAGAACTGCGTGGAAGAACATGGCCATTGTCCTGGACAGAATTACATTTCTGACATTCATCAGGAGTACCTGAATCAGGGACAAGAGGGGTATGAAGCACCACTGGCCCCAGTTGATTTGGGGCAATTCCAGTTCATCCCAGATGTACCAGCAGATGAGGATGATATAGACCAAGTCCAGGAAGCTTGGGATCTGCCATTGGATCGTATGCCACCTATTTCTGACAGCGAGGATAGTGATATCCCCGACTTGGAAGATGATAGTGGTGATGATGAACCAGAACCACACAGGGAAAACAAACATCAGAAAAAGAAGAAGAAGAAAATGAGGAAGGGGGGTAAAAAGAAAAGCAAGAAGACAGTCAAGCCAGTTGATGTGCCTCAACAACCAATACCCGCTTTGCCACTTCCTGATGTCAAACACCAAGTCTCCACTCCTGGAGCAAACTACGAAATCCCAGATTTCGACGGTGTCGCCTCACCGGGTCCAGTCCCACAAAAGAGCAAAGACAACAATAAACCACAAGATTCACAGAGTGCTGTCCGTGACTCTTGGGCCAAGAAGTACCCAAAACATGAAACAGAAGAACTGAAAGCCGTTGTGTCCCAAAGCAAACATGATGGCATGGACGTCCTCAGACAATTCATGAAGGATGTCAATATCAGTTTCACACTGATTCAAGGGTTGTATGAATACAACCAAAGCCACGCTGACGTGGATGAAAAGACGGGAAAATTGGCAAGACGAATCACAAGTGATTGTGATTTCGTTAAGATGTGGAAGTCAACAAACCACATCGTTACATGGCAAGAGAAAGCTGACTTGTTGTCTAATGATCTTTACAAGTTGGAAGCTATGGCTAAACCCATTCCGCTGGTCCCAACATCCGTGCCAGAGTGGGATGAGATTTTACCCGACTTTGACGAAGAGGGATCAGATGTGGAGGATGACAAGGATGAGAAGGGGGAACCCGATCTAGTTCTCCCTGGGCTTGACTCACCACCCCCAGCAGCCCAGCCAGGGGCCATTCCACAACCTGCAGCACCACTAACGCCTCAGGAGCTCAATTCAATAACACTAACAAAACTGTGTGCATTGTGTCTTACCCATTTACCAGAAACATCGTTTAGTAAACAACAATGGGAGCAGGAAAAGAGACAGTGTCACCAGTGCACACAACCTCCCAGCGTGGAACACAAGGGGGAAGGAAAAGAACACAAGCAACCATCAGCTGCCACAATAGCTGACCAAAAACGACAAATTGTGGAAGCAATGTACCCTAAAATCAAAACATTTTGTCCCACCAAACATAGCAAAGTAGCTGGGATGATCTATGAACTACCCATGAAGGAGTTGCTGAAACTTGATTCACATCAAGCAGTGGAAGCCAAGTGTAAGGAAGCACTGCAGGTTCTGCAACAACCACCTGCTGAACAGTGGGGAGACACCTCTGAAGAAGAGGATGAAGAAGAAGAGAAGGAGGATGAAGATGAAACGAAGAGAGCGGAGGTGGCAGCGTTTATGGCTGACATGTTGACTGTCAGGACTCGAACCATATATTTTTCTAGGCTGCCATCCACATTACTAGGCCGTGTTGGAGCAAAATTCAACACTGCACTCAAGTCCGCTGTGCACATTAAGGAATTAATCAAAAGAAGAGCGGACACCGGGGAGGACGCAGCCCTTATTGCAAATAGGGGAGTTGTGTATGGCCTAGAAGAGTGTGTTGTGTCAACAGTTCAAGATCCTTCTGAGGTGTCACGCCTGTTGAGGGAATATAGTGCCGGAAGGACTGGTTTGTCCTTGACATTGAGCAATTCTCTAGACACAAATAATATTAATATTATAGATGAACTGGGACTTAATAGGAAAATCTCAACAGCTGTGTATTCCGAGGTTGCGGCGAAGATAATAGCAGACAGGAAAGTCAATTTGGCAAACAACATTTCCAATTCTGGGAAAGTCACCACGCAACTTAAGACACGCATTAAATACGCAATCGGGTTGCTTGTTGACCCGGCTGGAGATCCAATTGAATCCAGGCTCATCGAATTCGATAAGTACATATACGATTGTACCATCTGTTATATTATAAACACATTGTTATTTGCAGATTATTTTGTTAATCTGACAAATCCCGCTGCACGAACTCCATTTGTGAAGACGGTTTTTCAAGACCTGGCTGCTACTCTGATGCCCCTGAGTATTGTGGCCTCTACCGCGTTAAAGGGGTCACTGTTGTGACCTCTTTACCATTTGAAAGAAATGGCAGATTCACTGTCATTTCGGGGCATAAACACTTCACAAAAGATGGGCAACTCAACTTTGCACCTGACCCTGATCCAGTTTTTAAAGTTGGTTATTATTTGACTCGCTTTGGATTCTGTGTCGACACCAACATGGTCATCCATCTCAATAATAATCAAAACAGAAATCTAGGAGCCAGACGCCTTCTCAATGCACGATCCCCTGAAAGACCTGGTTTTGACGGGTGGTTGTGTGCTAGGCAGGATTTCTTGTGTACATCTCAATCTTTTATCTCAGCAGTGGCAGAATTGGCTGAACTGTATGTGGGTTTCTTCGACGACTATGGAGGTTGTCTTGAAGAAGCAGAGCTTCACCATGCTGACCCACATCGGGTCCAAAAACTCCGAATAGCAGCATGGACTAAGCTAACAGAGGAAGGAAAACAATTTGAGCAAGCATGGGTAAGGGAAATGGAAGCAAAGCTTAAATATGAAAAGGCGAAGAGTGGAAAATACTCTCGGGTCTATGTCAATTTAGGTGATCCATCATCATTACAAGGATTTATACTCATGGCACTTGTCAAGAAAGCTCAAAATGACGAACCGTGGGAAGTAAATGGTGGAGAAATTGAGTTCTGCAAAACACCAGCAACCAAACCATTGAGAAGAGTTTTCCATAACTTGATCAATCCAAGACGTAGGTTTTTCGCAGCTGTCTTCTCTGATGACAGTTGCATATCTATCAGGATCAATGGGAAACTTCATCGATTCAACCTTGACATTTCAAGCTGTGACTCATCTCACGGCGACTCGATGTTTCAGGCATTCGTACTTCTATTCCCATTGAGATGGAGAGAGGAAGTAATCAATTTACTGGCTCAAACTAGAAAAGACATGATTTTTCGCTCTGTGGACGGACGTGTTTCAGTCAGAGTCAGACCAACTGGTTATATTCTGCCATCTGGATCTGTCATCACCACAGCTCTCAATACATTTGTTGTTTTTATGATCATCTGGTTCCTCACTTGTGGGGATGTCAGAGACACTCAAGAACTAGCAAATCGCGCTAATTTAGTCGGATATGTACTCACTGTGGAAAAATGTGAGCAAATTGAAGATATCCAATTTCTTAAACATTCTCCTTGTCTTGATGAGGATGGAGTGTGGCAACCAATTCTCAATCCGGGAGTACTGATTCGGAGTTCAGGAACCTGTGTAAGGGATCTTCCTGGGAGAGGGGATTGGAAACAGAGAGGAATGGATTTTCAGGGGAGTCTACTCAAAAGTTTGTATCCTTGCACAATCACACCACTGCTTACCAACATGAGGCGTGCTTGTGGCAGTAAAGGAACAAAAACTATGGAGCAGTTTCTAGAACGAACTGAGTGGGCAAAACACATAGAAGACGACACTAATATTATTCACATTCGGTCCGAAGATTTCTTCAGACGATACAATCTCACACCAATGGAGATTGAACAAGTTGTAGAAGAATTTGGAAATATGGAAGTAGGTTATCATTGTAAAAGCACAGGTTTGTCCAAAATCCTTAAAAAAGATTATGGACTCACTTGCAATAATATTAGTAGTTAGGGAAAATAAATTTAATTGTAAATTAGATTAGTTAGAACGACTCACCCAGTCGTAAACCAAATTAGCGTAG